CGACAGCCGGTTACGGATGCTGTTGGTAACAAACTCCAAGTCCTGCGCCATCACCGCGAACGTATAGTTAATCCACGTTTTCGCAGATTCAATAGGGCCTCGGATCACTTCGTAGATGGGTGCCCAAATACTGGAAACTGTGTCCTTGATGGTTTCCCAAGCGCCCTTCATATCGCCGTTCATCAGATCAAGCGCAAGAACGAGAATGCCACGCAACGCCGCCAGCGCCACATCAACGACAAGGGTTATCGCATCCCATGCAATGGAGAAAAGAGATTTTGCGCCCTCGGTGTGATTTTCAATTGTGGCAAGCACCTGAGGAAGAACGAGATTTACGGCGGTCATGATGACCTCCATAGCAATCTCTACAATGTTCTGAATCGCCGACCAAATCCGCGATGCATCCGCCATGATGTCCGCTCCGTTCTTTGCCCAGAAATCGTAAACAGCAGACATGACTGATGTGATGATCCTGCGCACATAGACCATTGCATCTTCAATCTGCACCCTAACGTATGCAAACGACGTTGCGGATCCCTTCGCCGTGCGGTCGAACAGATCAACGAGAAAGTCTATCGTCGGCCGTATCACGTTGTCCACTGCCCATTTCACGGCGCTGAACACGTCTGTAATAGTTCGCTGAATCGTTGGCCAGTTGCGTTCAACCCACGCGACCACGGTGCGCAGCGTGTCCGCCATGTCTTTGGCAAAGTCGCTGATTGCATTTTTTACTTCTGGACTGCCGAGGAATTCAAGAAGCACGCCCAGCTTCTCGCGCAACACCTCAAAAATTGGCGCGCCGATTTCTCTGAGCGTGTTCCCCTTCCAGTCCTGCAAGTTTGACAGCATGCCCTCGAAGGTCTTTGACTGCGCATCCATCATGCCGCCGAATTTCTTTTGCGCGACATTGAGCAACACAGTAAACGCCTCGGCCGTCGGCGTCGTCAGCTCGCCGGATTTAGAGAATTCAAGGCCCATCTTCGCCAGCTCTTCGCGCGTCGTGATGCCAAGCTCTTGGAAACGCGAAATCGCCTCGCCTGTCGCACCGCTGGCGAACATGCCGAGATAGCGCGACATGTCCTCGAAGTTCTGGCCGGTTCCCGCCGCAAGGTCTCCTGCGATCGTGCGAATCTGCGTCCCGCTGAAGCCGAACTTCTTTGCCGCTTCCTCGGAGTGCAAGCCGAAGCCTTGCAACACCTTGTCCGCACGCACAACCTCCGGCAATTCGAAGGGTGTTTTCGCGCCAAACTCCGCCAACTCTTGCAGGCGCTTCTTCGCGTTCTCGCTGCCACCGATTAGTACGCCGAACTGCGTCTCGTATCGCTCGAACTCGGCGTTGCCATCAATCATCGCCTTTGCGACATCGCCGACGGTAGACGCGACAGCGGAGAACGCCTTCATCGCAAGGTCTGCCGCGATGTTGCCGAGCGCGATCATCTTCACGCCAAAGCCGGAGGACGCGGTGCCGCCTTCGGCCATCGACTTCCCCATCGCATCGGTGGCCTTCGCAGCTTCCTTGATCTGACGCTCGTATTTGAAGACCGCCTTGTCCGCTTCGGTAAATCCAGCCTCAAGCGCCTTCTGAGAAGAGATGAATCCACGGTTGGCGTCGCGCCATCGCTTCGTTGTCTCGTCCCACGTGATGCCCGTGGCCTTCTTCGCCGCATCCTCGGCAGTCTTGAACGAGTCGGCAAGCTCCAGCGATTCCTTCGCCGCCTTGTCCAGCACGGCCGACATTTCGTCCTGTGCTCTCAGCACTACGTCGATAGGAATGTCATTAGCCATGCTGCCTCCTCTTGATTTCGTTCTCAGCGCCGATCACTGTCAGATGCCGCGCTACCGTCAACGCATCGGGGAGCGGCCACGTGTGATACACGTCACGCGCCAGCCACAATTCCATCATCTCCGGCGGCATCGCGTCGCCGATCCAGAGATGCGCCTTTACGCGCTCGTCGAGAGCGCGGCCGTCCCTTTTGGGTTGACCGCCTCCGCGTAGGCTTTGACGAATTCCTGCACGGCGTCGCTGACCTTCAGCGCAGGAATCGCGCGCTTCCCGCCCACGACGCAGCGGCCCATCATGTCGAAGAGCTGGAGGCTGCTGACCTCACCGGAGGCCAGCAGCGCAACGTCTTCGAGCGTCAAATCGTCGAAGTTCCATTCCCACATACTAGATGCTCGTCTGCGTAACGAACGGCGTTTCAATGACAACCTCGGGCATGATCGCGGCCGCGCCGTCCTCGCCCACAGGCCACACCGGAGACTTCACGTATCCCGCATCGCTCGTGAAGCGGTACTGGCCCGTAGTGCCACCGCGCGGCGACCATCGCACATACAGCGCCGTGCGATTCGTGTGCGCGCTGTGCGCCAATCCCCAGGCACCGCCCGTCGTCTCGGCGTACATGCTGCGGATCGTGACCGTGCCGATGGCGAAGCCGCCGACCGTCTGCACCTTCTTCGCCTCGCCAAACACAGGCGTAGCTTCCGTCTCAAGCTCGAAGCCCGACATCGCTACGCTGTTCGCCTCGTCGCTGATGTCCACCCACGTGCTGGCATCGGCGCTGAATTCGACCTTGCAATTCTTCATCGTATAAGCCATGGCCTATACCTCCTCAATCACGGACACGTTTGCCCTGACCGTGAAAAATGCCTGCTGATCCCATTCAAGCAGGCTCTGATTGATACCTAGAACAGACGCAAGCACAGCCACGCCGCCCAGCTCCGTATCGTCGTCGATGGCATCCAACAACGATTGAGCAGTCGCGCGACCTGCAAGGTCTTCGTCGTTCGTCAAACCGGTCTGCCCGATCACGACGACGACATCGAATGCATGAGTTCGGCGCATGGCATTACGCGCGAACTTCGTGCTGACTTTGGAGGAGAACGCGATCGACTCGCTCTCCGTGTTCCGCCACATGCAGATGACAGCGGGAAGACGCTGTGGAGGAGAAACGGGAATCGACGTGTATTTGCTCTTCGCCGAAATCCCCGTTGCCACTGTATCCCGCAGCGCGTCGTAGCAGCTGGTGATGCTCATGCCACCAGTCTCCGCGTGTAGCGATCGAGCACAATGCGCACGTCCGCCGGGTATGCGTCGCTCTCCGTCGTGAGCGTTTCGCCTGCCACGTTCGTCGCGCCCGTCTCGTTGCGCTTCACCCAATACCAATACGCGATCCGCATCGCCGTGCGCACAATCTCCACAGGCGCACCCTGCATCCATCCCCAGCGTCCATTGACAGATACGCGGCCGTTCGTGTCGAACTGCCAGTCCGTGCCTTCCTTAAGCTGGATCGCGTAGAAGCTTCCGTCGTATCCGTTCTGCCCAGTCACGCTCGCGTTCATCGGCAGGAGCCAGTAATTCGTGCTTGCGATGGTGACGCCGTTGCCGTTCGTGAGCGTGGTGATGCTCACGAGATCGGCGTCCAAATACAGCGTCTTGTCGTCCACATCGGCCGCGGTGTAATAGTGGATGTGGTTGTTGCTGCCCTGCCCGAATGATCGCCCGGTCTGCCCTTCGATCTCCGCGTCAGCCTGGTCGAGGAATTTCTGGAGAAGCGCGTCCTCGGCGACGCTGAACGTCGTCTGCACGCCGCCCGTCATCTCGGAGATGTAGGACTTGAACTCTGCGAGCGTTGCGTAGCTCATGCTGCGACCTCCTCAGTGGGGACGAACTTCATGCCCAGCTCCTTGTAGGTCTCGGCAAATTTCTCCGGGTCTTTCATCCCTTCCTCCACAACGCGCACCCAGTCGTCCGGCCCGATGAGCGTCTGGCCGATGTGCGGCGACACAATCGACATGTCGCACCAATGCGGGATGCCGATGCGCCTGCATTCAAGACCGAAGTTCCAGTCCTCGCTTCGCTGAATCTTGTTCTCCAGCCCGGGCTGATAGATGAAGCGAAACCACGGCCAGTCGAAGCCGGCTTCCGCGAGCTTGCGAAACGCTGATCGTCGGATGGCAATCGCGCCGGTTCCCACGATGTCGCATTTCACCAGCGAGACGCCGTCGAACGACATCGGCACCGACGAGACCTTGTTGTCCGCGTCCAAATGGTAGAAGCACGGATCGTGTGGCAGCGAGCGGCGAAACATCAACGCGCCGACAACCTCGTGCTCCGCATCGCACTTCGATGCGAGGTGAGCGACGATAGTTGCTGGGTGCGTGTGGTCGTTGTCAAGCATGACCAGCACGTCGTCGTCGTCCTTCGAATGCTGCCAGAACAGCATCGCGGCCGTGTTGCGCGCATCGTCTACGCGCTTGTATGCCATGTTGATGCGGAGGAACTTGTGGTGATGCGCGTGGATCGCCACGTCGAGCAGCGATATCGCGGCGTCTGCGTTTACTGTGCGCTCCATCAGCACGCAGTAATACCCTCTCACGAGATCACCGCCTCGAAATCGTCAGGCCATCCGTTGCGACGTCGATAGTCGCACACCACTTGATCGTAGATGTGGCGAGGCTTCGCAAATGCATACGTGCCGTCCATCGGAGCCGCGCCCCAATGCACGTGCCGATGATCCACCTTTGCGTGCTGCGCCCATGCGTACGTGTTCGCACGTTTCGCGCGTTCTGTCGTCTCAAGATCCATGCACCACGAGCGATACCACGGGCACGACATCACGCCGCCGTTGTGTTCAACGATGAACTGGCGCGTCATCCAATAGTGCGTCGCCATGATGTGGCCGTCGCTGTGCATGTCGTTGATGCCGACCATCTGAGCGCCGGTCGCCTTGTGCACGCGGAGCACTTCGTCAAACCATCCGTCCTCGGCCCAGATGTCGTCGGCCGCGAGGAAATATGCTTCGTAGTCGTCGGCCATCGACAGGCCATAGTTCCACGCCTCCGATGCGTTCATCTGCATCTGAACGTACGTTGCCCATTGCATGCGTGGATGATTCAGCAGATGTTTGTATGTGTCTAGCCAAGTTGCGCTGAGCGATTCACCGATGGGCATCACTAACACAACGTCAGCCGACGAAGTGCGCAGCAGCTGCTCTGCGCACTTCGCGGCCTGATCTTGTCGTCCAAGCGTGGGGAGAATTAAGGCTGTTCGCATGGGGGATGGTCACTAGGCCGTGCGCAGGTATTTAATGGCCGCGCCCAGCATCACGTTCGCGTCAAGGCGCTTGTACCACTGGAAGCCAACCTGACCGATGTCGGCGTACCGCTCCACCAGACGGCGGAACGTGATACCCGCGAAGTCGGCGATGTAGTAGTACGACATGTCACCAAACGCGATGACGTTCTTTGCCGTGGCAATTGTGGGAACCGTGCTCAGAGTGTACACCGGGCGTCCAAGAATCGTGGACGGCTGGCCGGCGGACAGCGCAGGCTGCCACAGATACGCGCCGGTGCTGCCGTTCTCCTTGAACTTGCGGATGACTTTCAGCGTCGCGTCATTCATGAGCCACACGGCATTGTCGCGGTATTCCGTGGCGAGGCTGTGGAACGTGTCGATGACCTCGTCGGCCGTGATC